CAAGTTGTGTCGAGGAAAATTCAATAGAATAGCAAAACTACTAAACAATTGTACTCCCTCTGTGAATCCGGAGAATACAGCCATGGTTTTTGCAATATCCATAGGTGTATCGACTCCAAAATCATGAAGATACTCGTGCTTATCAAGCATCTCCTTGTGCTCAAAGAATTTTTGATACTCATCATCTCCGAACCCAAGTGTTTCCAGAAGTAAAGAATATGCTTCTTGATGTACAGCTTCCATAGCTGCAAAAGCAGATAGCATCATTCTTATTTCTGGTTGTTTGAATGTAGGTAAATAGTGTTTTGCATACCCACAACACACATCTACATCCGCTTGAGTAAAGAACCGAAAAAGGCTTGAAAGCAACTTTTTCTGTCCAACACTCATTTTCTCCCGATAATCTTTTAAATCATCCGCAAGTGGCACTTCATCAGGCAACCAATGCATATGCTGTTGCGTTTTATAGTGCTCAAATGCCCAAGGATAACTAAAAGGCTTGTAATATTCTCTTTCTTGCAATAAACTCATTTTTCTACCAATTATGAACTACGTTCGCCATGATGAAAAAACAGGTCATAAAGTTGACAAGAACAATCAAAGTTCGTAGTATTGCTACAATATTATCATGCTCAGCTGTTTTTTCGTCGCTAAAACTTCCGATTGTGTATTTCCAAACTGTCCAGATCTTACCCCTCACAGGCTAGACATCCATCATCATCTATACTCTCAAAGATTCGCTGCCGAAGCACTTCATCTGATATTGTTTCTGCTCTCTTTATTGCTTCACTTCTCAAATAGTATAGAGTTTTTACTCCACGCTTCCATGCCATCATATGAATAGCATGAAGCTCTTGCTTTGATACATCCGCTGGAAAAAATACATTTAAAGACTGACTCTGGCATATATGCTCTTGTCTGTCTGCTGCCATTTCTATGACCCATCTTTGGTCGAGTTCCACCGCTGTTTTAAAGACGTCTTTTGTCCAATCATCCAAGAAATCCAAGTGTTGTACAGAGCCGTTACTCGTAACAATACTTTTCCAGACTTCGTCGGTGTCTTCTCCGAGATCTTGGAGGACATTCTCGAGATATTCGTTTTTAAGTAGACTGCTCCCTGTTTTAGTTTTCTGAGTAAAAGCGTTAGCCCTATAAGGCTCAATCGAAGGAGAAGTATTACCGCAGATAATACTGCTACTGGCGTTAGGAGCAATAGCAAGCAAATGAGCATTCCGCACACCGTAATCTTTTCCATCAGGGCATGGGCCTCTCTCTTCAGCCAAAGTTCTTGTTGCACGTTCTGCCTCCGATTTTATGCGTGAAAACATCTGCATATTTCTACTTTTTGCCATCGCACTCTCAAATGGAGTATTATGACGCTGTAGATATGCGTGAAATCCCATCGCACCTAGCCCGAGACTTCTTTCCTGACTTGCACTATACTTAGCACGAGCAAGCTGGTCTGGAGCATTATGTATAAAATATTCCAAAACATTGTCTAGCATACGAATGAGATCGGGTATAAACTGGTCATTATCCTTCCACTCATCGTATTCTTCCAGATTTACACTTGACAGGCAACATACCGCTGTGCGGTCTTTATCTGTAGGCAGTGTAATTTCGGAACAAAGATTAGATTGATGTACTTTGAGTCCCATTTCTCTTTGAAACTCTGGTACAGCTTCATCGACGGTGTCGCCAAACATAATGTAAGGTTCACCAGTTTCCACACGATTTTGAATAAGCTTTACCCAAAGTGCTTTTGCTGAAACAGTCTTTTTTACTTCTCCACTATGAGGATCAATAAGATCCCAAGAATCATCGTAACCGGGTATGCGAGTAGCATTCTCAATGCACTGCATAAACTTGTCACTAACCACCACCCCATGATGCAGATTAGTGGACTTACGATTAATATCGCCGCCAGTGGGCTTTCGTACATCTAAAAACTCCTCAACCTCGGGATGAGAAATATCAAGATATGCAGCATAGCTTCCACGACGTGTTACGCCTTGCGAAAAAGCTAGCATCTCTGCATCCACAACTTTCATAAAAGGAATCACACCTGTACTCTCGGAGCCATTGCTCGTTTTCGAGCCTACACTCCGAACCCCGCTCCAACAGCCTCCTACGCCTCCACCAACTGAAGACAGGAATGCATTCTCGGTGTAATGCTCCGTAATTCCTTCTCTACTATCATCCACATAATTCAAAAAACAACTAATTGGCAATCCTCTGCTTGTTCCTCCATTTGATAAAATGGGAGTAGAGAACATAAACCACAATTTGCTTGCATAGTCATATAATCTTTGTGCATGATCATCATCATCCGCAAAAGTTCTAGCTGCACGAGCAAACGCATCTTGGGGAGATTTCTCATCCCCTACTAAATATCTATCCTCTAGAGTTTTTATACTAAACTCTGAGAGATAATTATCTCTTTTGTAATTAAGCTGCATTCATTATACCCCTTATTACTGATATATTATCAGCTCCTATTGCATCATCACAATATGTTACTAAATCCATAAGCTCATAGTTTTGAAGTATTTGCTCATAGTTTTCATTTAATGATTCTATATATTTGTACTTTCCTGGAATGGGGCATGCATCGTATATATTTAGCGCATCACCATATTCTTTTATAAGACCAAGAGCTCTTTTTGGACCAATACCAGGAATGCCTGGTACGTTATCACCCTTATCTCCTGTCAAACATTTGAGAGAAATGTATTCTTCCGGACTCACTTCATAGTGCTCCTTCCAGTTATCTAATGTTACCTCTTTTCGAGTAACATAAGAGAATCTCGCTACATTTTCTTGAATTAACAAATCCCAATCCCTATCACTAGAGATGAGCCAAATATACTCTAAATTATACTTATTTTTATTCTTTACTAGATGAGCAGCAAGATCGTCTGCCTCTACTCCTCTAAATCTAAATAATGTACAATCTTCTTGAAGCAACTCCAACGTGGCTTCGTACTCTGAAATAAATTCTTCAAACTCCATCTTCTCTTGTTCAGACTGTTCTGCAAATTTATCTTTTCGATTCTGTTTATACTGTGGACTTATGTCTTTTCTATAAGAAGAAGAGCCTTGATCTGCAGTAATTATGATATTTTTACAGTCATAAGACTTTGCTAGAGACTGTACTGTTCTTTGATATTCATATCGAAAATCTGACCTTCCTTGATGTTTCCAACGAAAAGCAAGATTCAAAGCATCTACTATAAGCGTACAGTTTCCATCATTTACTAACTTATCTGTAAAATTAAATGCCATTTAAAAATTCCACCTTTTCTTCATTCAACCACTCTTCTGCAAGTAGTACAGAGCACGCCAAAAAATGAATATACATAAAATGATCTGTATTTTCGGGAGGCTCGGGTGTAACTACAAACACAGGAGATCTGTTATACTTGAAAAATAGTAAAGGCTCTTGATTACCTCCCTCAGCTTGTATCTCTAGCTTCTTCCACCATTTTATCAAATTATTCGTTTTTGGAGCTGTAAATATTTTATCTGATAGAGGAGATGACTCGTAATTTTTTACTTCAATACAAAACTTATTTTTTGCATGAGGTACATATAAGTCTCCTTTCAAATAATCAAGAGCGCCAGAGCTTGGGACTCGTTCAAACTGATGTCCTGTATGCTCTCTTAACATATCTCGTACTAGATACTCTCCTCTAGCTCCTTTTGCTCTTGAGTCTACCACTACTTCTCCATTACCTCGATCATATACTCCGCTAAGTTTTCAAACCAGTAAGCTGATCGTCCTCTTGTTGTTTCTGCTGCTGTTCCAATTCGTATACCACTTGTTTCCATAAAGCTGCGAGGGTCGTTTGGAACACCGTTCTTATTTACAGTAATCCCTGCTTTTTCAAGCTTGTCAGCCGCTTCTCTACCACTGATTTCTTTATCACTTAAATCTAGTAGAAAGAGATGACTTTCAGTGCCCCCAGTAACTACATTGTATCCATTTTTCTTAAATACACTTGCCATTGCTCTTGCATTTACAATTACTGCATCAATATACGTCATGAAACTTGGTGAAAGTGCTTCTGCAAAACACTGAGCTTTTGCAGCAATCATATTCATAAGAGGCCCGCCCTGAGTTCCTGGAAAGATGCCACTATTTATTCTCTTGGTGTAATCTTTCTCATTCCAAAGAATCATACCACCTCTTGGCCCTCGCAGAGTTTTGTGAGTAGTACTTGTAACTACATCCGCAAAGGGCAGAGGACTCGCATACATTTTAGCTGCAATCAAGCCACTATAATGGGCCATATCACATAGTAAAAATGCTCCAACCTTATCTGCAATATCCCTAAACTTTCTCCACTCTATCTGTCGAGAATAAGCACTTGCACCTGCTACAATCATCTTTGGTTTGCATATTGTTGCAAGCTCTTCTATCTCATTATAGTCAAGAAAGCCTCGCTCATCTACTCCATAGGCGTGCGCATTATATACCTTGCCACTGAGAGTAGGCTTTGCACCATGACTAAGATGTCCTCCACTTGCGAGATCCATTCCAAGTATTGTGTCACCAGGCTTTAGAAAAGCCTGATAGACTGCTGTATTTGCATTGACCCCGCTATGGGGTTGTACATTAGAATAGTTACATCCATAGAGTTCTTGTACTAATCTGTTTGCAAGAAGCTCTATTTGATCCATAAACTCACAGCCATTATAGTATCGAGCACCTGGGTATCCCTCTGCGTATTTATTAGTAAATACACTTCCACATAAGTCTCTTACTTCTTTACTAGCAAAGTTTTCACTAGCAATAAGCTCTATTTGAGAGCTTTGTCGTTTTTCTTCGCTACTAAGAATTAGTTGTATTCTTTCTTTGTTACTTACCATTCTAGCCTACTTACATTTCCTTCTTTTACAACCTCTACTTTATGAAGCAAAGGATGAGTCCATCCATGAGATACTACATATGTATTTAGTTCTTCCTGGAGCAAAACTTCTACCATTTTCTCTCTACCGCTATCATCTAGTACATTGATTACTTCATCAAGAAAAAGAATATTTATTCTTGACTTTGATATACTACTCATTAGTTTACGAATAGCAATCAAAGTAGCGGTATTTACTCTTGCAAGCTCTCCAGAAGAAAGTGCAAGGATATCTACTACGTTTTCATTGTCTGTAATTTGCACATTTAGTTTATCGTTTGATACAACAAACTCTAATGTAAATCTGCCGTCAGATAGCTCAGCTAAGTATGTATTTGTCAATTCTTCTAGCTCTTTTACTAGATTTTCTATTTTATATGCAAGAAGTCCATTTGTACTAAATGCTTTTTTCAATATTTCTAAGTTAGAGTCTAGCTCTCGCTGTTCATTTAGTATTTCTTTTGCTGCATTTAGTTTCTCTAGAAAACCATCCGTTTGAGCTTGAATAATCTCAATACGAGTATTATTCTTTGTTCTTCTTTCATTTTCTTTCGCTATCTTCTCTAACTGTATTTTTGCAGTACTAAGATGCTGACTAACGTCTTCAATACTTTTTTCGAGTTCTTCTTTATTAATAATTTCTTGAGGTAAACTATGGTCTATACTTCTGTATAAGTCTTCCCATTCCTTCTGCCCTTTCTCTCTTATATCAAATCGAGCATTATCGTTTTTAATTTTATAAACAATCTTTTCATTCGCTCTTTTGTGTATCTTCATAGCAGTTATTTTTGCTAACTCTTGATCTAATAAGTTTTGTACAAACTCTGGGTCTACTTCCTGTTCGCAGGTAGGGCAAATATCACCAAGTTTTTTTAATTTTTCTAACAAACTATTAGATGCCTTTATCTCTCCATCTAACTGTCCTATCTCTTTCTGCTGCTCGTCATAGGATTCTTTTGCAGGAACATCAATACTGTTGATGTAGTCAAGACTTATAGCATCCAGCATCTTTTTGTATTGATTATTCTTTAGAATTTTTTTATTTTTTTCCGAAATATTTTCAAGTTCTATCGAAAGTGAACGGAATTGTTTCTCATGTTCTTCCGTGTAAATATCAAAATCTAATAGATGTAGTACTTCCATACCATCTAAATTATTTGTTTGTAACCATTTTTCAATGGTATTAATTTCTGATCCTAACTCTATTAACTTATTAGAAGACAATCGAGAGGCGTCTTTAAATACCTCAAATAAATTTACATAATCATCTAGGTGCAACAAATCAATTAGAAACTTTTTTCTATTTGTATCAGTGGCAGTAAGAAACTGTAAACTTGCATTTGTATTTTGATAGACAAGCTGAGAGAATGTCTTAAAGTCAATACCTATAATTTCTTGTATAGTTTTATAGGTATTCGTAGCTGTATGGCTGGATATATCTTCTCCATTTTTAGTAAGTTTTATCTTTATACTGCCACTTCTTTTAATATCAATTAAGTACTCATTACCGTCTTTTTCAAAAAGCAACCAAATTGTATATCCATTATTCATATACCTATTAGGTATATCTGCTTTCTTGATTCCTTTTGAGTTCTTATTGTAAAGAGCTTCCTCAATAATTAACGGTATGGATGATTTACCCATACCGTTAGTTCCGATAATTTGTGTTACCGTATCTGTATCGAGTCTTAAATTATTATTTGGCCCGTAGCTAAAGCAATTATCCCAGCTGAGCTGTTTTAGCGTAATCATTATACGTTCCTAAAATATTAAATATTTGTTCATCTGGTATTTCTAGTATATACCGCAAATACTCTACGAGTTCATCTTCCATTGTCATATCTTTATCAATAACTAAACTTGCTTCTGTGTTTCTTTTTACTACTTTTTTATCAAGCAGTTCTGAGTTTTCAACAGTAGCAAGCTCTTGAATATCTCCTTCTATTTCATAAATAGTATGGTGATATGTTGTTGGCACCATGTCTCCTGCTTTAGTAACTGTTTTTCTTATCAGTTGAGGCAGAGTAAAAGGCCACCAGTTCCAAGACCAGTCTTTTGGATTTATAAGTAAGTATCCGGTCTCTACTTCTTTTCTATGAAAGGAAGTAGTCATAGGACTTCCTGGATAAACAATATTTCTTTGAGTATTACTATGGGCGTGTAAGTCTCCTGCGAATACTACAGGAAAATCTGCAAACCTATCTAAATCTACCTCTGGTTTTACGTGTGGAGGTATTTCTCCTCGCACATGGGTAAATAGAGGCTTCTTAGGATCAAAATGCTCAATACTACCTTTTCTATGTAGGTCTGCGTAGGGTAAAACTCCAAAACCTAAATCTTCATCAACATAGGAAATATCTACGATATTTACAAGAGGGTTAATATCTCTTGTCGGTTGCTTTAGCTGAGAGAAAAAGGTACGATTCTTACGAGTCGCTTCATGGTTGCCATCAAATATGAGAGTGGGCTTCTTTACATTCCTTATAAAAGAAAAGTATAAAGCTAGTTCCTCCATACTTGGAACACGGTCAAACAGATCACCACCAATGATATGCATATCACAGGTGGCAGCCTGTTTGTGTACTTGATCAAAAAACTCGTTATATCGCTTTACTGCCCATTCTACAGGCACATTCTTCTGTCCAAGTTTTATATGCCAGTCGGCAGTAAATAATATCACGCTACGTTAAACTCGTCTTCTAAAGTTTCATCAATTTCGTTTGATCCGCTGTCTCGCAGTCTATCTAGTAACTCTTTCTGCGCATCTGGTGTTGGACGAGGCATAACTTCATCCATAGACTTAAGATCAGCAATAAGCTCCATTTGTTCCTCTGTGAGAGCACGCGGCTTGCATTTAAGTGCCTGCAATTGATACTCTACGTTGTAGGGAAGAGGGCCGGTCTTAACTCTCTTAAATTGAACATCCCACCCAGTTTCTGGATCAGTAGGGTCGCCCAAATCTTCTGCTGCGGTAATAATTTGTTCCCACAACTTCTTCTTTAGATTTACAACTTTAACTTGACCGTTATCAATACATTGAGTAGCATAGCTCCAGCCACACTTAAGATCAGGATAGTATTCACGAACCCAATCTTTTTCTTTATTATTAAAAGACTCATTATTACGGTCAAAAGATAAACATTCTAAAGGAATATTTTTATCGTTTTCGCCTTTTACCCAGTATACATACCGAGCAAGAATATCGCCTACAAGACGAAAGCTGTTATCACCATCAGTATATTGAAAACTGGTGATGCTTGATTTTTGTGCAGCACCTTTGTGCTGGTTGAATTGAATAGCCATTAGTGTATCTCCTTTGGATTGACTTCTTCGTAGCGGAAATGAATATGTTCATTACTATCTACTTTAAGTAGCCTGTTTTGGTCTAGTATTTGTTCTGGATTTAATCCCGGCATCAAAACCATATTTAGCGTAGTGTCTTGAGTCGAAATAAAATCTGCTGCTGATCGTAGAGCGCACAAACTTATGTACTGCGCAACTTCACGATGCCGGTACTTATGAGAATGGTATAGAAGAATATCAGGATGTAGCATGAAACTCATCCCGGAAAAGTCTATCTGCGAATATCTATAGATTGGGTCATACTTGTTCTTTGGCACTTGTTTTTCAACAACCATGCGAAAGATTCGTACAACTTCGACCACACTCCCTTTGGAGTGGTCGTAGATTTTCGGCCAGTCAAATAAGAACATATAGTATACTAAAAATTAACCTTCATGTCAAGAACTATTTTTCTAAAGTTCTTTTATCTTATATCCCTGTTTCATATAGTGACCCATCCTAGTAGAAGCTTGCCTTTTAGCAGTATTCCCTTTAAGATGTATATCTATAATCACTGGGTCTCTTTTATTTTCTTCTTTTCGTATCACTCGACCAATCAATTGAGTAAGAAGAGGCTCATTATTAATTGGTGTCCCAAGAATGAGACAACTAAGGTTGTTGAGTGAGATTCCTTCAGAAAAGATAGCTTGAGTACCAAATAGGACTTTCTTTTTGCCCTCTCTTATTTCAGACATATACTTTTCTCTATCCTCATGCGAAACCTCACCTGTAACACATATTGCATCTTCTCCGACCTGTTCGGCGCATGCTTTCAAAAAATGCACTCGATCGCTTACCACCAATACCTTGTGACCTTTTGCGGCGTAGGCCGCTGCAGTCAAGGATATGGTGTGACGATACTCCTCATTATTTGCAAGAGCCGTTACACGATTTGCCCAGGGAGTTCTAGCTCCATCCATGAAGCGTACTTCCGAACGAAGAATGTGCACAGTCGGAGGCATAAAGTTTTCTTTCGGGGGTTTATAGACTGTATTACCAAAGTAATCACGAAAGACTACATGTTTGCCATCTTTTCTTTCTATAGTCCCTGATAGTCCTATCTTATACCTTGCATAGTTTGTATCAATTATTTTTGAAAACGTCGGAGATGAGACATGATGCATTTCATCCAAGATGACTGTTCCAAATATACGACGTATCTCTGGAATATTACGGTAAAGAGTTTGAGTATTGCCAATAACCACAGGGCTAGAAGTATCGAAGCTCCCACTTCCAATAATACTTGGCTTAAATCCATAGACTTTTTCTACCTCTTTTGCCCACTGATTTCTTAGTGGGACTGTGTGGGTTACCACAAGTGTTTTCTGACCAAGCTTGCCAGCTATTGCAAGACCCGTAAAAGTCTTGCCCCAACTGACCCACGCGTTAATTATAGCGTTGTCTTCGATTGAATCATAAACAGCCTGTTGACTTTCTCGTAAATCAAACTTGAAGTCAGGAAAGTCAACGGGTATGTTTTCTCGCTTATCAACTATTTCATAATTTTTTGGGATTAGATCCATTCTTCCAACAGGTATACTAACAAGATCCGTTCTTATTCGTGACATATTTTTTATCACGAAAGGCGGATCTGTAGGATTGTACGAAGGAATAGTATAAGTCAGTTCTTTATCTAAAACGTCTTTATATTCCTGCGTTACTTCCAAGTATATTCTGTTACTTACTACTGCTTTCATAATCCCAAATCAGTTTTAGCGGTTATATAATTCTTTACGAAGTCACTTCGTACTATGTCTTTTATCTCAAACTCTACAAGATCAAACTGATCCATTGCTTTGAGAATTCGTATAAACTCTTGTAGACCATTTTTCTGCAAGTCTGCCTGTCGGAAGTCTCCACAAAAAATTACTCTACAATCTTCGCCCACTCTAGTTATAATTGAATCCAACTCATGAAATGACATATTCTGGCATTCATCAATTACAATTACAGCATTTTTTAATGTTATTCCACGAATATAGGAAGTAACCATGAAGTGTACTAAATTTTTATTCTTTAGTATTTCATAAGCATCTCCTCTCTGAAACAACTCTACAGCAATATCTTTGTAGGGTTCTTCATAGACCGACGCTTTTTCTTTTTCATTCCCTGGCAGGAATCCTATATCTCTTGTTGGAACTGCACTCCTTATGATTATAAGCTGTTTATACAGCCCTTTTATCATATCATCAAAAGCTAAATAACAGGAAATAAAAGTTTTACCTGTTCCGGCAATACCGTGTAGAACTAAGTTCTTTTCACTCTCAAATGCACTCACTTGATTTTTGGTTAAAGGTTCTACTTCTGCTAGTGTTAGACTTGCTGCTGCAAGTGTTTTGCTTTTTCTATTTGGCATAATTATTATACTTTTCTTCGAGTGTCAGACTTCTTGAACTCGGAATACTCATAGAGCATCCAAGGTATTCCACTCAGATGTAAAACGCCTGCCCATGAAGTATCAGCATTAGGCGGGCGCGGTATTTTGAAAGGAAAGTTTACTCCTTTCAGCCATACGACAGAGGCAGAGTTTTTACGCTCTATCTTTCGTATTTTGTAGTACTTTAGAGATGCTGAGTGAGTTTTTTCATAGAGAAAAGGTATTCCATCATTATCTATAAAAGCACTTTTTGTATGTTTTATAAGTCCTAAGGTATCAGCGATACTGCCTTTGAGCTGTAGTAAGTCACGAAAAGGTGTTTGCAGTCTTCTCATTCCGAGAGTCTTACCTTTCATGTTTTTATCGTCTACTAACTGTTTTTGTATAAATAAAAGCCCATCATGCTCCTCCCAGTCAGAGCTGGGAAGAACAAAGACAGGAAAAGTTATTTTAGTCAGAGTTTTGTAAGTAATCACCATACATTTTTTCGAACTTACCTAGGGAATAGTCGTCATGCACATCAAAATCACAGCCAACAGGAGCACCGGATATAGATATACCTCTATCCATTTGAATACAACTCTTGAGTATGTCTGAGTATTCTTCCACTTCATCTTTTGGAACCTCTGCAAGGATAGAGTCGTGCACAAGTGCAAAGATACGAGACTCCATCTTTCGTTGTTTAACTATTTTATGTGTATCAATTGCACCTAGAAGATTAATGTCTGAAGCAGCTGATTGAACGAGAAAGTTAAGCCCAGAACGAACAGTATGACTACGAATACCAGCATCTTCAGATAGTACGTTTGGTAATCGTCGTTTCCTTCCAAAAAACGAATAAACGAAACCATTCTGTTCAATGAATTTTTGATTTGT